AATAAAGATAAGAAGAAAAGTAAATAATAGTTGACAAACAGCTAAAAATCTGGTATACTATTATCTATATTTAAAGGAACATAAGGATGGCTTCGACCTATTTACAACTGGTTAACAACGTACTCACAAGGTTGCGGGAAACTGAGGTATCTTCAGTTGAAGACACTCCTTATAGCTCCTTAATCGGTGTGTTCGTTAATGACGCTAAACGGGAAGTAGAGGATGCACATGAGTGGAATGCTTTAGCAACCACCATTGTAGTTCCTACTGTCGTTGGTCAGCGTAACTACACATTGGCAGGTGCAGGTGAGCGATTTAAGACAGAGGATGTAATTAACGATACTGAGAACGTGGGTATGCGTCAAGCTCCACAGACTTGGCTTAATCGTCAATACTTCATCGCTACTGTCCAAGATGGTGCTCCATACTACTACAGCTACAATGGTTTCACAGCCGGAGGTGATGCTAAAGTAGACCTCTGGCCTCAACCCGATTCTGTATATCAACTTCGCTTTGAGTTAATCATTCCTCAGTTGGACTTGGTTAACAACAGCGATAACTTAATTGTCCCTGCTCACTTGGTACAGATGCTGGCATATGCTAAGGCTGTTGGTGAGCGTGGTGAAGACGGTGGATCAGCCTTTGGTGAAATCTACCAGCAGTATCGCTTAGCTCTGGCTGATGCTATTGCTATCGAACGTAACCGATACGAAGATCAGGTTGTCTGGACAGGTGTTTAATCATGGTAGCTAAACTCCTAACGACAACCATTGCTGCTCCCGGCTTTAAAGGAGTCAACACCCAAGACTCTTCCGTTACGTTAGAGGATGGGTTTGCTACTGTAGCTAACAACTGTGTCATTGATAAGTTTGGTCGTATCGGTGCTCGTAAGGGATGGATACCTTCACATACTTACAATAGCACATTAGCAACAGGATTAGTCAAAGCTATTGATGAGTTGATTACTGTAGCTGGTGTATCTTACATTGTTGCAGCAGGTAACAATAAGTTATTCAAGCTGGTAGGTTCTACTCTGACTGAGTTAACCTATGGCGGTGGCGGTACAGCCCCTACGATCACAGACAGTAACTGGCAGATGGCTGCATTGAACAGTTGCTTGTATATGTATCAGGCTGGACATGATCCATTAGTATTTGATCCTGCTGTAAGTACTACTACTTATAGACGTATCTCTGAGAAGTCAGGCTACGTAGGTACAGTATCTAATAACAACTGTGTGATCAGTGCCTATGGTCGTACATGGAGTGCCAGTAACAGCACCAATAAGAGTGTTATTCAGTTCTCTGACGTACTCTCAGGACACATTCTGAGCACAGGTACTGCTGGTACATTGGATGTCTCTCAAGTATGGCCTGCAGGTGGCGATGAGATTGTAGCCTTAGCTGCTCACAACAACTTCCTGATTGTCTTTGGTCGTAGACAGATTCTGATCTATGCTAATGCTAACAACCCTAATGAACTTACATTGTCTGATGCTATTACAGGCACTGGATGCTTCGCTAGAGATTCAGTAGTGGTTACAGGTGGTGATGTCTTATTCTTGTCTGATGCTGGTGTTAAATCACTGATGCGTACCATTCAAGAGAAGTCAGCACCTATGAGGGACATCAGTGCTAACGTCCGTGATGAGTTAGTCTTTGAGATTACCTTAGAAGACCCTGATGAGATCAAGGCTGTGTATTCCGATAAGGATGCCTTTTATCTGTTGTCTTTACCTGCTCGTCAGTTAGTCTACTGTTTTGATATGCGTGTAATGCTCCAAAATGGTGCTAACAGGACTACTACATGGGATGGTCTAGTACCTACAGCAATGAAGTATCTTCGTAGTAAGGACTTATTGATAGGTAAAGCTAGTTACATCGGTAAGTATGATGGCTATAAGGACAACACTGATAGTTATCTGATGCGTTATTACACCAACTACTTTGACTTCCAAGCCCCTACAGTTATCAAGCTGATGAAGAAGGTAGGAGTTACAGTTATTGGTGGTCAAGGATACGGTGTAGTGTTAAAGTTTGGATTTGATTATTCAGACATTCTTAACAGCCGACAATTCCAACTTGCCAATGCTGCTGTAGCTGAATACAACATTTCAGAGTACAACATTGGTGAATATGGCGGTACTGCCTTCGACAACAAAGTTATCAATATTGGTGGCTCAGGTAAGGTTATTCAATTAGGTTTTGAAACTACTGTGTTTGAGAAACCTGTATCCATTCAGAAGCTAGACGTTTACGTTAAAACAGGAAAGACTCGCTAACATGGCTAACTATACAAAATCAACTAACTTTGCTGTCAAAGATAGTCTGTCTACTGGTAATGCTAATAAGATTATCAAAGGGACTGAGATTGATACTGAGTACAACAACATTGCCTCAGCTATCAGTTCTAAAGGTGATTCTAACAACGGTGCTTTTACAGGCACTACAACTATGGTTAACCTGACTGTATCAGGTACTTTTGATGCTACAGTGGATGGAGGTACATACTAATGGCTTTTGATTGGACACAATTAATTAATCCTGCACTGCAAGCAGCAGGTACAATCTATGCTGCTGACCAAGCTTCAGGTAATGCTGTAACATCAGCTAACCAAGCTGCTCAGATGGCTCAGTTCCGTCCTGTAGGTGTTACTACTCGCTTTGGTAAGTCAGGCTTCCAGTATGGCCCTCAGGGTGAACTGACAGGTGCTGGTTATCAAGTAGCTCCTGACATTGCTGCAATGCGTGAAGGCTTGATTGGCATGGCTGGTACAGGCCTGTCACAAGCTCAAATGGCTCAGATGCAGCAGCCCGGTATTACTACTGCAGGTCAAGGTCTGTTTAACTTAGGTCAACAGTATGTTGCTCAGACACCTCAAGGTGCTGCTCAGCAGTACATGACTCAACAGCAGGGTTTGTTAGCTCCCGGTCGTGAACAGCAGTTAGCTCAGTTGACTAACCAACAACAGCAACAAGGTCGTTTAGGTCTTGCTACTGGTGCTACCTCAGCAGGCTACGGTATGGGTTCTCCCGGCTTACAAGCTGCTAACCCTCAGATGGCTGCTTACTACAATGCCTTGGCTCAGCAGGATGCTCAGTTGGCTGCTAACGCTAACTTGGCAGGTCAACAACAAGTTACATTCGGTCAAGGCTTGATGACAGGTGGTATTGGTCTCCAGAATGCTGGATACGGTCTGCAGTCTAATGCTCTTACTCCATTCACTAACTTGCTTGGTGGTGCTCAGAGTACTGAGAACTTAGGTATGAATGCCTTTACTCAAGGTGTTGGTTTAGGTTCTTCAGCAGCGGCTAGTAACCAAGCAGCAGCTAATCAATATGCAGCAGGTCAGAACATTGCCAACAGTGCTAATCGTGCTGCTGTAACAGGCGCTGTGGCAGGTTTGACTGATCCTATTGCTCAGTTGATTGCTGGTTTGACACGATAAGAAGGAATAACAATGGCAACATCACCTAGTTTATTTGGAGGCTCTATGTCTCCTCAAGAGATGCAAGCTCAGTTGTTAAACCAACGTGCTACTCAGTTTGCTCAGCTTACACCAGACCAACAGTTAGGTTCAATGGCCTACAAAGCTGGCTCAGGTGTAGGTACAGGCTTAGCAGGTGCATTCGGTGTACAGACACAAGACCCTATGATCCAACGAGCTACAAGGCTCCGTGAGTTAGCAGGTCAGTTTAACACTAACACTGCTGCAGGTCTGCGTCAAATGGCTGATGCGTTACGTACACAAGACCCTGACATGGCATTGCAGTTGTCTCAACGTGCTGCTGCTATGGACTTGGAAGCTTCTAAGTTACAGACAGAGCAGGCTCGTCAGATGAGTCAACAGGCTCAGGCTGCTAAAGCTATGGCTGAAGAAGGTAAGATTCTTCGTGGTGAAGCTAAAGATGAAGCGTTACGTACTGAGCTTGCTGCACTGCCTATGGACGCTGACGATAAAGCTGTTGAAGCTGTTGTTCGTAAGTATGGTAAGCCTGATGACATCTTTAAGACATTAGAGCGTAGACAGACAGCAGAAGCTAATCGTACTGCTAAAGCTGAGTTAGAGCGTGAAAAGGCTGAGACTCGTGAGCGTGAGAAGCAACGTGACATGGAGTTTAAGCAGCAAATGGCTGCAGCTACACAAGCTAACAGGTCAGCATTGACTAGTGTTCAGCGTGAGATTGCTCAGACTCGTTTAGATGAGTTAAAGTCTAAGCAGGCCGATAAGGCTGAGAAGAAGGAAGAAGCTAAGCAAGCTGCTGTTAATCATGCTTCTAAGGTTATCTCTGACGTACAGACTGCTGAAGGTCTTGTTACAGGTATGACTACTGGTTTAGTTGGTAAAGGTACTTCCTTTGTTCCCGGCACTACAGCATATAACTTACAGCAACAGTTGTTAACTCTCAAAGCTAACTTAGGTTTTGATCGTCTGCAACAGATGCGTGATGCTAGTCCTACAGGCGGTGCTCTTGGTCAGGTTGCTGTACAAGAATTGCAGGCATTACAAGCTACTGTTGGTTCGTTAGAGTTAGGACAATCTAAGGCTGAACTTCAGAAGAATTTGAATAAGATTGAGAATCATTATTCTAACTGGATTCGTGCTACACAAGGACAACAGCCTTTGACCTTAGAACAGTTCTTGCAGACTAAACAACCTCAGGCTGCTCCTGCCGCTGCTACAGGTGGTTGGTCTATTCGCCCTCGATAAGGATATATAATGGCTACATTCATTGTGACTTCTCCTGATGGTAAGGAGTATGAGATTACAGCCCCTGAAGGAGCTACACAAGAGCAAGTATTGGCCTATGCTCAGCAGAGCTTTAATAAACCTGCTGAGCCAACTCAACGTACTCTTCCACAAGAAGCAGGTCGTCAGTTAGGTCTTACAGCTAGGGCAGCCATTACAGGTTTAACAGCAGTTCCTGCCATGATGGCTGAGCCTGTTGCTGCTGGTGTGAATATGTTAGCTGGTCGTCAAGTGATGGGTTCACCTACTCAAGGTGTACAACAGCTAATGACTGCTGCAGGGCTTCCACAGCCTGAAGGTACGTTGGAGAGAGCAGTTCAGACAGGTGCATCAGCTATGGCAGGTGTTCCTGCTCAGGCTGCACTGTCAGGTACTTCTGCTGCGTTGGCTCCCTTGCGTCAGAACTTACTTCAACAGACTGCAGCAGCAGGCGCTGGTGGTGCAGCAGGTCAAGCGACAGCAGATGTTGTACAAGAAGCTACTGAGAACCCTATCTTAAGTGCTATCGCAGGTATTGCAGCAGGTGCTGTAGCTGGTGGTACTGCTGCTAAGGGTGCTTCGGCAGCTACGGCACAGCGTCAACCCTTGATCACATTAGATCAGATTAAACAACGTGCTCAGAAAGCTTATGCTACTGTTGAAGAGCAAGGTGTTGCTTTGAAGCCTAAGAGTGTTTTGGATAACTTTGATAATATTGAAGCTGCTCTGGTTAAGGATAACTTTAATCCTCAGCTTGATTCCCATAAACCTGTAGCTCAAGTGTTGCAGCAAGTTAGAGACATGACAGGTACTCAGCGAGTATCTTTCACTAAGCTTGAACAGATGCGCTCTGCTTTGGTAGACCTTAAGACATCTAAGGATGCTGCTACACGTAAGTATGCAGGTCAGGCTGTGTCTGAGTTTGATAACTATATTACTCAACTTGGCGGTAAGGATGTTATCGCAGGTCAGGGTAACATTGGTACAGCAGTAAAGTCAGTTCAGGAAGCTCGTAAGGATTGGCGTAACCTTTCTCGTGCTACTGTCTTGGAAGATGCTCTTAACGTAGCCGAAGCTCGTGCTCTTGATCCTAAGGCTTCTGAGGGTGAATTGATTCGTAGACAATTGATTAACCTAGCCGCTAACAAAGACAAGATGAGGTTCTTTACTGAGCGTGAGAAGAATGCCATTAAGAGTGTAGCTTCTGGCCCTGTAGCTGATCCCTTGCTGTCCTTAGTAGCACGTTTAAACCCTGAGCGTAGTGCCTTGATGCAGGCGAGTACAGTAGGTTTAGGTTTCGCTAACCCTGTGGCTGCGGCTAGTGTAGCAGGTATTGGCTTCGGAGCAGATAAGCTTCAAGGGGCTTTACGTCAGCGAGGTGTTAACCAACTGATGTCTAATATTGCTTCAGGTCAATTACCTCAGATTCCACCTAACTTATCTTGGCGTGGAATGTTATCAGGCCTACCGACACAACCTCAGGAGTAACAATGCCGGACTTGACACAAACTACAACTGAGACAGCAGCAGGGATGGCAGCTAAGGCTTCTGCTCCCATCACTGTCTCTCTAGCAACGGTAGCAGGCTATCAAGTATCGGAGTTGTTACTTTGGTGTACCTTAATCTATACGGTATTAATGATTGCTCATAAGCTGTACAGTATCTACAAAGATGTAACTGAACGTAAATCATGATACGTCCTGCTGCTACTTCATTATACCTATCAGCAGCCGTGTTAGTAGGGATAGCTCTGGAGGAAGGCTTTACTTCCAAAGCAGTTATCCCTGTTCCCGGTGATGTTCCAACGATAGGCTTCGGTACTACTGAGGGAGTTAAGAGAGGTGACACTATCACCCCTGAGAGAGCTTTGATGAGGTTGTTGCAAGATGCTGATAAGTTCTCAGAGGGTGTTAAGAGATGTGCTAATGTGCCTATGTTCCAGTATGAGTTTGATGCCTATGTGTCACTCTCCTACAACATAGGTACAGGAGCTTTCTGTAACTCTACCCTTGTTAAGAAGCTTAAGACTTATGACTATGAAGGAGCTTGTAAAGAGATTCTTAAATGGGATAAGTTCAAAGGTCAGCCTCTAAAAGGTTTAACACACAGGAGACAGAGGGAATATAAACTCTGTATGGGTAATGTATAAGATCATCGCTGTCATTGTGATTTGGTTATGTTCTATAACTATTGCAGGGTGGTTGTCGTATGGAGCAGGAGTAGACAAAGAAGCTACAAAGTTCATCAAGTACAGACAACAGCAACAAACCTTAGTCTTAGAACAGCAGGAACAACACAAGGTTAAACTCACTGAACAACTCAAGGACAAAGAAGATGCTATCAAGAGTATTAATAAGCGTCATGCTGCTATCGTTAGTGGGTTGCGCCAGCGTACAGAGAGACCCGTTACCGACCCTACCGTTAAAGAAGCTAGTAGTGCCCCTGTCTGCACAGGAACAGGAAGCACTGGAGAACAACTTTACCGACAGGATGCAGAGTTTCTTATCGGGGAAGCTGCCAAAGCAGACATCCTCAGAGAAGCCTTAAAGACTTGTCGTACACAGTTATTAGAGCAGTAAACAAAGAAGGCCCGTTAGAGTTCATCGCTCTAACGGGCCTTTTTCATTCTACTTCAGCTTTAACTTTAATCTTCTTAGGCTTGGGAGGCTTATTAAGATTACTCAAGTACCGATACCTACGTACCATACGTTTACCTGCTTCTTCGGCATCAAACCAATATTCCTTACCATTCTTAAGTTCACTCAGTTCCTTGTCTGTCAGGAACCCTGTGTAAGCTTGGTCAAGTAATCGGTTAATCTGTCGCGTAGCAAAGTCAGTCTGTCCTTTAACGTTAGGCACAGTCCCGATAGAACCATAGTGGGCAGTGTGAAGCATAAACTCAGCACTATCAGCAATGTAGCACTCAGGAGCCATACAAGCCAACATACTGGCAGCACTATACGC